TATTATCAATATTGAAAGGCAAATTCTTGATTGTCGCTTTCCCATCAAAGCTTGGAACCGCCCCGGTTGAATCCTGAACAAATGCGAAGCCAGATACACGGCAAACATTAGCTGTAGCTGGAACCGGGATAGTTAAGACCTCCCCATTATAAGTATCTGAGGTTGCGCCTGATACCACCAGTGTTTCTGTTGGGTCAAAATTAACCTGATTCTTGGTAAGCACTACGGTATAAGAGGCATCATCCAAATTCAAGATCACTTGTCCACTTGCATCTGTAACGGCTGTTCTTAGAAGGACGGTCTGCATTAAGTTCCATACCGCCATCCCAACATCTGGGATAGGGGTTGTGTCTGTTTCTTCAACTGTGATGGTAACTACACTAGCCCCGGCTGCACCGCCAATTAGGTTGATAATCGTGTCTGGGTAGCCCCCGAATAAGACAGCCTCCCTTTGTGTAATAACACCATTGGTCATGATGTATAGATATTCTGAAAAGGCAGTCGGTGCGGTTGTAAGATTTGACCACGCCCACCTAAAAACACCAGTTGTCCCGATCTCTAAACATGCGCCCGTTGTTAGTGATTCAAGAGTTCCACCGAATACTTTATAAACCGTAACCGTTACCGTGTCACCTGTTCCAAAGTTGCCGACTGCATAGGCATTTGAAGCCTCATCTGCAGTATATCTGAAAGCTGTCATTTTAAGAATTCCTCTTGTGAGCCTAAGCTATCTTGTTGAAAATGGAAATCGATCTCATAAAGAAACGCACCAGAGCCATAATCATCAGCCCCATCAGCTACGTCTCGGAATACACGGCATAGAAATAGCTGTGATAGTTCCCATCCCGTTGTATCTATCATTGCGAGATCAAAATATTGATTCTGCTTTGCTGTTCCGCTTGCGGTTGCCGCATTTGTAACTATTGTAGTGGTCGATAAGTCCCCATCAATAGCAGCCGCTACATATTCAAGCCCCCATACAACACCGCCCGCACCCGCATCTGAAGCACCCCAATGAACATGGCAATCTAAATCAGTACCGATCAGCCAACTATGAGGCATCTGAGCTACAAAGTATAATTCCTGTTCTTGATTCTGGCTAAACGAATAAGTGAATACCCCTTGAGATCCAGCCCCATTATCCCCTACCTTTGTAAATGTTGGGTCTTTAGTTCCACCCACCTTTGTCGAAGTGATTGGGAACCTGAGATCGGTCCAGTTTGTCCCACGACTTACTGGTATTTTTAAAGGATCACCCATTATTCAAACTCCGTAAAATCAATGGTTGATTGAACATCAGAAGTAGTGCTTTCTGCATTGGCATAAACTACAAACAGCTCTGAGTTGGTTGAATCAAGATTTTGAGAAATAAAACTATGCTTGCTTGTCTCAGAAGTTGAAGAGTCTGTGGAATCGCCTTTCGCCCCTGCTACAATGAAATCGCTTGTAAACCTGTGGATGTCACCACCTACGATTACAATTGGGCCTGTCTGTCCAGCGTTCTCAACTGCTTGCTCAATTCCACTCTCCGCCGTGTCAATGTCTTCCCAATTCGCATCAATAGAAGTTATCCCCCTTACCTGAGCAACTTGGAATAGAACATCTTTCCCGACTGCCTTAAAGGTGGCATGGTTGAAATGCGCCGTCCTTCTATTCTCTTTGGATTTAAATGTATTCTTAAGCCTCATTACCAAGATAGGGGTAATCGCATGCTTTTCTGTTACTGGCGATGTAACTGGTACTGTTCTTGCCAATAGCCCGTTTGTTGCCGTAAATTCAAATCCTAATGGTGTTCCTTCACCTTCGGTATAAACAGCCGAACAGATTTGCTTGATTGAGTCGCCTGTAGTGCTTCCAAAGTCTCTTATTTCATAGCTTACAGGTAGCGTAGGAGTTCGCATATAAACAATATCAAGCTCATTTGAGTGGCTCTCTTCATGGCAAATAATACTTATCCCGCCAATATTTAAATAAAACCTAACCCTTCCAGCCCCTAACCATTGAATATCAAAAGAAAGGATTTGTGACTTCGTAATATCTAAGGTAAGTTTACTAGGCCCTGTTCCATCCAGCTTATCTTTATTCCATGCGGATTGGAGAATCTCGTTTTCAACTGCCGATCCAGATGCATCCGATCTAATGACGAACTTTAAATCAGCTCCGTCATCTTCAAAATAAACACCGTTTAGATGATCAAAATACCCGGCTCGCTTGGTTACATTTGCCGTACTCGCACCAAATATTGTAGTAAGATCGATTAAATGACTTTGCCCTGAAACGTATGTGAAATACCTTGATGATCTTCTAATGGCATAAGAACCATTAGTTCCATTAGTTGACATCTGAACAGATGATTCATCCGAAAGATAAGTGATCGCTCCACCCACCGCAAAGTCCTCATTCCAGAAATCAGACCCACTATCAAATAAATGCTTACTTTCAAAAAGCATCTTTGGTTTTGATTGTCGGAATCTTCCGAACGCATCTACCGCCGGACTATCGGCTGGTATAGTTTGAATTACAGTTGGGTCAAGGCTGCTCATCTACTTACCTTTAGGCTTTGGTTTAGGTGCTGGCTTTCCACCGTATCCTTTATTTTTCGGCATCTTTTCCTTTTATATTATTCTGTTTTAGAGCTTCAGTTTTCTTTTCCATTTCTTCTTGCTCCATTTCGTCAATCTCTTCCAGACTCTTCCTATCGCCCTCTTCAAGTCTCATAGATGTGTAATCAGGTACACGCCCTGCAAATCTTGCGTTAGAAACCTCATTTGGGCTAAGGTTTCCCTCTTGTTGATAAATTTGATCAGCTTGGGCTACTTTAAGCCGCATCTCAGCTTCCTGTAGCGGGTCAAGTTGCTCAAGTGACCTAAACCTAAACCCAACCTTATCAGGGTCAAACCCCATGTAGGTTGAAATAATCTTAAGCCATTGCCTAATAGCCGGGGCATAGTTCATCTTTTGGCGAGCTAGAATCCAGTCTTGAAAGTTTTTCCTACTCCCTTCAATAATATCTGCACCCATTGACCCGCTTTCGCCCGTGTATAGCTTGTCATAAGGAACCCTTGATGAACTAGATACTCGCTTAGGGTAAGAGTCCATAAGTTCGACTAGGCCAGCTATAGGGATGCTTGTCACCTCGAATTCCTCACCAGCCCCATATACTGCAACATTATTGATCCCCATCCTTTGGAAGAGATTTGACATCCTCTTACGGATTGCCCCAAGGATAGAGTCGTCTTTTGCCCCCTTCCATTTTTCCATGTTGGGGGATTTAAATTTGTATTGCCAGAACTTTTGAAAGGCTTCTGAACCCGTATCGCTCCCTACCGTATCTTTTCGAATGTCGTTGAAGATATGGGTCAATGTAGGTTCGCTCCAACCATGGTTAAAGGCTTGGTTTTGAATTCCTGTGAATGGACCTGTGAACCTGATCACTCTTGAGAAGTGAACCGTTTCAGAGAATGCAGTTGAATAGTATGGGATAGCCGCCCGGTATTTCCTTGGCTTGCTGTAGTTCTCATTGAACATATCGTTTTCAATGTCGAGTGGGGTCATTTGCCACCTATCCCCAACCTGAATATTGATTACCCCCTTTGAATTATTTAGCTCTTGATCATATTGGTCTGAGCCATCATCCATTGTGAATATAAGGCCCCCACCACCTGACTTTCCAGCTTCGATCAGGGCTTTATAGTTCCATACTTCCCAATCAAGCCGCTCTAGTTCTTCCTCAATCTCATCAATCAGGGTTTCATCTTGTTCATCAGAGACAAAGAAATCAACCCCGCCCTTGATCATTTCCCATGCTGGAATGTCAATTACGTTTCTAGCGGTTCCATTCTCTTGATATAACGCCTCAATTGTGTTCCTGCCAAGGAATAGACGTTGGGTCACCCCTGTTTGCTGAATAGTTGACCTCTCCCCACCAAATCCATTTGTGGAGTTGTAGAAATTATCTAATCTTTCAGCTTGCTTGTTCAATTCTTCAACCCAGTCATTTTTATCTTTTTTGGCCATGCAAATATGCTAGATTGTTTTAATGAATAAATCAAGAGGTAAAAAGAATATTGCAGAAAGATTATTATTTAGTTGACAATTGTTCCTCTATGGTAGAGTATGAACTATAACTTTTAAAAGAGGATTAAATGAAAGAGTTGAAATGGGTTAGTGTTAAGGATCGGTTGCCTGATAAGTTCACCCCTGTCCTTGTGGCGGTTTGTCCAAAACTCAGCATGTCACAAGTCAATATTGCGGTTTTAGATAATAAAAGCATTTTCGAGGTACTGGATGAGAAGGGGAATCATGCTGACTTCATAACCCACTGGAAAGATCTTCCAGAACTGCCAAAAGAGGACGAATGCAAATCCTAGAACACCACCCCAACAAAACAAACGGCCTAAAGAGAACCAGAATCATCATTAAGTCACTTGGAAAGGTGGTGGATGATTTCACAATACCAAAGTATCAGGCTGTCAAATATTGCCGGGCGCATCCTAATGGGAAGTACGGTAAAAGATTCGCATTAGCTGAGGAGATCGCTAAGAAGCGGGATGAATGGCTTAAGGAGATGGAGAAGAATGAGAAAATTTAGAACTGAGGAGTCGCCTACGCCTTGTGGGGAGTGTGAGTGTTACCATAATCACCACCTAGCATATTATTATCAGTGCAAAGCTGGGAGATGTCTTGTTCTTTTCAAGGGCGAAACCATTAGGTTATGCAAAGACTTTAGGAGGAAAGATGGAAATTAAATGGAAAAGACAAGAAAACGACCTACCAGAACATTGTGAAGAAGTCTGGGTTCTGCGTGTAGATGGAAGCGTTGATACAGATTGCTTTTATAATTATAACGGGTGGAGAGAGTACAGTAAATCAAAAGTAATCGCATGGGCCAGCATCCCAAAGAAAGAAGACATTATACAGGATATTTCATGAAAGCAAAACTAACAATTGAGCCGGGGTGTGAAGCTGGCAGTTTGTATTGTGGGGAGTGTCGGAATCTAGGGGATATTGGATATTTCTCTTGTGATCAGTTTTCAACAAAACAAAGCATGATGAGAGTTCTTCGTTCAAAACAAGGAAAACCTAAACGCTGCCAACCCTGCCTAGATGCAGAACAAAAGGAGGAGAAATGATTGACCCAACTACTGCGTGGACTATAATTATTTGTGGAGTGCTTTTTTGCTTACTCGTTTTCTTATTCCAATGTAGTTACGGACTTGGGCTATCGTATATACTCGTATGTTTTATTGTTATGGTATCTCTTATTTTTTCCTTTGCAGATTATTCAAAGCAAAAAACAGGTAGTTATATTACAATAACTTGTTCTCAGAAATGCGTTTCTAAAATTCTTTCTAACTTGGAGAAATCACATGAAAATTAAATTACTAACCGCAATCCTGCTCTTGTGGGGTTGTGTTGCTTTTGGGGGTGAGGTTCAAGACAAGGTGGCCTCTTTTACTCTTGAATGTATTAAAAACGGAAATCCAATGTCAGATGAGGAACCTGAAGATTTAATTAAGGAATGCAAAAGAACAGCATTTGCTATCTATTGTGTTGTAAACTGGGCTGGCGTGCCTGATTGTGCATACAAAAAGAAGGCAGTTGTACCTAAGACCTGTGGGGGTAAAGATGGCAACTGACCACGCAAAAAGACAGCTCAAATCAATGGCTGCAAAGAACAAATATTGGAATTACCAAGATAAGCCCTATAGAGGGTTTAAAATTACTCGTGAGGCGTTGAATGAGCGGGTTGAAGAATTTAAACTTAGGAAGGGGAAGTAGGATGAAAATTTATTGTTGTGATTGTGGGAAGAAAGTATCTGCAAGGCTAACGGATGGAAAAGAAGTGTATCCGCACAGGAAAGACCTCTGCAAATTGCCTTTCTGGAAATGCGATTCATGTGGTAACTTTGTTGGATGCCACCATAAAACAGGAAACAGAACGGCCCCGCTTGGTGTAATTCCAAGCCAAGAAATCAAAGAGATTAGAAAAGAGATTCATACTATTATTGATCCTCTTTGGCAGGAAATGGATATTGACAGGTCTGATATTTACTCTAAAATTAGTGACAAATTAGGCTACGAGTATCACACAGCAAACATTAGAACCGCCAAAGAAGGTGAGAAAATATTAAGTATTGTAAATGAACTGTGTAGGCAAGATTTCACAAGTAATTCAATGAAAAGATTAACCTCATACGCAATGCTAGGGTCAGCTTTCTTAGGCGATTAATCCCACCCCGCAAGCTCAACAGCATAATACCTAGCCAAATTTGCGAGGGCAAGTGAATCCCCATCATCAGGGGAGCCTTGCCCGGTTCTATCCTTGTATTCCTTTTTGGATTCAATCATCATTTTAGAATCGTTCTTTGAATGCACCATCATGATTGTTGGTAGCTGTTCAAGGTAAATTGTGTACTCAGGATTCAAGCAGAGCTGGCCCATTTCTTTACCGCCGCCCTTGGCCATGAATCTGCCTAGACCATATCCTTTTAGATCGGTTGATAGCTGGTCAAACATCTTGGCCTTGATGTTTTGATAGTGCGCCCGGTCCTGTTCAACTGCCCTGTCTTCTTCATGTGTCTTATCCTTTAATGCAAAGTCATCAGCCCACCCAAAATAGTACTTATCAAATGAAGTAGACCCGAAAGGAACATCAAAAACCATACATTCATCTAAAAGGCCCTCATACCGCTCTATATACTCTTTGAATAGCTCGGCCTGTTCAGGGTATCGCCAAGGCTCAATAATTGCCCTCAGAGCATCGTAAACGCCGGGGTTATATCCGGGGTCGACTGCAATTCTCGTTTTCCTTAGTTTTGGCCACTTGTCACCCTCTAGCCTGTGATAATCGCTTTCAACCAAGAATTCAAAGAACGCCTTTACAACTTGAAAGGTATCATTCCCGTGGAGGGTTTCTTTTGCCGATTGTTGCCAGCCTAGAATATCTGTGAAGACGGTGCTATCTGATCCGTACCGGGCAACATCCACCCCGATATATCTTAAATCGTCATTATCGATCTCATAGGTGTTAGCCATGGAATCACGAACCACTGATTCAGGAATTAGAACGGTTGCATCCTCATCAGGGAATCGGCCTAGAACTTTGGACTGGAAGTCAGGGTGTTCAGCCCCCTTATCAATCAAAAGCTCAATGCCGAACTGGACGGTAATCAAATGGTGATTATCCACCTTATAATTATTCATCCGCTCAAGAGCATCATCCTGATTCAAGGTCGTCAAATAGTCACGCTCTGCAATCAAGTCTTCAAGGCAGGTCATGTTGTTTGCAATGTAGTTTGGAGTATCAAAGCAGGTGATAAAGATAGTGTGGTATCCAAGCTGTTTTGATCGGCGGTAGGCTTCACAGTTTCTTGTAGTGGGGTTTCCGATCCCGATCAGCTTATCCCTTGAGTTGGACAGGATGCCGTCAACCATTCCCCATACTACAGGTTCAATACCTACACACTCATCTAAGATAGCTACTACCCGGTGCTTAGCGTGATACCCCTGCAATGCAGAGTTGGCACCTTGGCCTAGCCCGGTTGTTACCTTGCGCTGAACTGAGAACCCTTTGGCAAAGGTTTCGTCGTTAATATCCCATTTTGTGTTGGTGAGTTTTCCTAATTGCCATTCGGGGGGCATGCCGTTATATCTGGCCGCAATCTCTCTCCACAATAAATCTTCAACCTGCCTATGAGTTGGGGCCGTGGTAATGATCTTTGAACCGGGGTGGCA